TACTTGCCCAAGGTGTCAGGCTCAACTGGAAGTAATTGAAAGAACGAACAAAATATTGATTCGTAAGTGTGTCGCTTGTCTGTTGACCATACATGATGAAGCAGACAAAGCGGAAGGCATTGAGCATATATGCGATTAAGTATTGCATATCGCATACATCTGATGTACTATTCGCTTAGTGTCCACCTCCATTGGGCACCTTCGTAGTTGAAAGCCCCAGTTCGGTTGCCCCCGACTGGGGCACTTTCGTTCGAGGAGATAAATATGAAAAATAAAGAAGCAGTGGCAATCATGCAAAAATTTGTAAATGATTATATGGATATTATAGAAAAAGATGATAGTCTGACCCCAGAGCAACGCAAACAGAAGGTAGATGCTCTTGAAAAAGCTTGGCAATGCATACTTAACAGATGAAGAGTCCGCGCATCACGATTTCTTTGATGCATGCGACATGACCATCGAATTACTCAACGAGTTCGAAGCTAGAGGCATGATGAAGGGCCCTGCTATGGGCGGAGCTATGACTCAACTGCTATCTCATCTTATAGACATATCTCCCGACCCACGGACCGTGAGCGAGATAATCGCAAGCTGTTTGTCGAATGCCGCGTACAATGCAGAGAGTGCAATTACCCACGAAGGTAATGACCAAATACATTAGCTATTGACTTAGTCGCATACTTTCCTATATACTTCCAGTATTCAACTATGGAGGTATTGATGGCTAAAAAAGGTTATAGAAAATCTCAAACTGGTTTGAAAGTAGTAGAAACAGATGACAACATGAGCCTTGCTGAACGCATGAGTGTTTCTGCTCAATCCTCTATGGGAGCTTTTATGACACACGGCGGGCGTGGTCATGGACGTAAAACAGCGCATGGGCGTGGTAAAAGAAAGGCTGTTCCGTTTAGAGGTAAGAAAGACAGCATACATTTTTTAGAAGCTTGCGTCACAGATTACAGAATGAACCCTAGAACAAATAAAGTTTTTGATAATTTTTTTTACGACAAACGACCTCTTTCTTCAAGCACAGAGTGGGCCAACTTGTTATCTCGACAAACTCAATATTTTGATTGCGATGTAATATGGGAATACGTTTCAGAAAATTATAAGAACATGTATCCAGACAAAGATGTACCACCAAGTCCGGACTGTGTTCTTCCGGCTGAACATGTTGCTTTGTATTTGTCTGAATTTTTAATGGATACTTTAAATTATAAAAGTACCGAAGCTTTGTTTGTATGTGTTCCACAAAAGACAAATTTAGATCCAAAAGATCCGTATTACCGAAGAAGCTATCACGTTTTTTTAATTGCAACCGGTAGTGCCGCCATGGATCTTGGACAATTTATAATGCCCATGCCAATTGGAAATATTACCATAGCTGATACGGAAACAGGCCCTGACCATGTGTTCGAACATTTGTGGATACATGAAATAGGGCAATATGATTTTGTAAAAGAAGAAGCTCACGAGATGCTTCGGATAGTTGCGGCTATGCTTCAAACCATAAACCAACCAAGATACGTTAGAAGATCCCAACGTGATGTATCGCAAATCAAAAGACAACGTATAAAAAATTCTTTGGGTAGATACATCCCCGACGCATGGAATATGATTTCATGGAATGTTGATGAACCTGTTATGGCTAAAACTAGTGAAGAAGGAACAGGATCACGGCAAGGTCTGCACTACAGAAGAGGACATTGGCGCAAAGCCGAGTCACACTGGGCGGGCGCACGTTGGAGTGAAACGCGTCTCCGTTGGGAAACGTATATCCACGGCTACGAAGCCGGACACCCAAAATATGGTGTTTTAAAAAGTTACCATGTACCAAGAAAGGACAAATAATGATAGATGATAGAGTTTGTTTGTTTTATGTCGCTGACCGTTTACAAGATATAGTAGACAAAGAAAGCACGGCAGAGGAGTTTTTAAGAGAACTCAACCACAATATCGGCGTAAATGCCCGATGGAAACGCAATAACCCCGATGAACTTATTGCAGATTTACCACCAAGCGGTTCTAAAAAGAAGAACCGTAAACCTAAATAAAGGAGCAGCCTAATGGCAAAGCAATTACTAAATATCGAACAAGTCGTCGAACTCACCGGACTATCTCAACAAACCATCTACCGCCGCTCACGGCTCAAGACCTTTCCACCACCCGTAGATTCAATGTATGTTCCAGAAAAACTAAAAAACAAAAAGCACTGGGCTAAAACCGAAATATCCAAATGGGTGAAATCAAATGCCGTCGAACCAAAAGTCGTAAAGCTAGAGCCCAAAGAACAGGGCAAAGCTGAAGCTGACGATGCAGAGGTCCTCGGTATTATGACGAAAGACGAAACCGTCGTAAGGCCCGCGTTCCACAAACGATTGATAGATTACATCATGAAATGGTTTAAGCGGTGATTGAATATTTCACCGCCCTTGTCATTGCATATACCTTGCATGGGCATGACATTGAAACAGCCGTATGGTTCGAGAGCGAGAAGCATTGCTCACGGGCCATGGAAAACAGAAGTGCAGATTTCATGTACGACTATCTGTACGATCTGTATGGCAATGACATTTCGATGGGTTGCTACACAACAGATAAAGTGTCAAAGTTGATCAAACCAAAACCGCGACCCGAAAGGAGCAACTGATGGCAACCATTAGAAAAATCCAAAAAGAAGGCGGTATGCCCGATTACTACTACGTCATGCCCAACCAAGATCGAATCGACATCATGGTGGTTCGATCCAAAAACTCAGGCAACCAGTACACTTGCATACTGCCAGCGCCCCACTTCTCAAAGACGTTCAGCAAGATGAACGAAATGCGGGCATACTTCGATGAGCATTTTGAAAGCTGATTGTTTCACGTGAAACATTCTTATCTTTTTGAGTTCGGTTTTTCCTCCAACAATTTTATGTAATAAAATTGTAGCACCTCACAAAAAACCGTCTATAACGTATGCGACTTATCGCATACTAAAAACGACATTAATAAATTTTATTTTTTACAAAGTGCGACGTTTTGTCGCATATGCGATAAAGTCAAGGCATGGTAAACTAAAGTATCGAAAGTGATTCGGTACGTTATTTGAAATTGTGAAGTTCCAACCAACTAGGACAATGTTTCACGTGAAACATTCGATCCGATAATGTTAAGAAAAATATTAAGTAGGAAAAATCATGATAAAAATAAAAGCAGTAAACAATTCAACTTCAGATCGAAACCGATATTGTGGGCCCGCCGTTATCAGCGCCGTCACCGGCATGGTAACAGGCGAAGCCGCAAGATTGATTCGACACGTAAGTGGTCAAAAAGTCGTAAGGGGTTCTTATCCCCACCACGTTCTTCGAGCCTTGGCGCTTTGTAACGTCGGTTGTAAAAATAAAAAGTTTTTTGGTTACAACACCAAACAACAACCAACGTTGGCTCAATGGCTCAAGTCTTCAAAAGACATTCGAACCTCTGGGCGTGTGTTCCTGATCGTAGCCGGTCATCACTTCCAACTGGTTGAAGGACGAAGATACGTTTGCGGAAGAACAAGAGACATTGTCAGCGTTCGAAGCAAACTGGTGAAGCGACGTTGTAGAGTAGAACAGGTGATCGAACTGTGTAAGGACGACAAAATAAAAATACCGGATGCGGCTCGTAAACCTAAACTAGCTTACAATGAACAGCGGCCATACATCAATAAGATGAAAAAGAAGTATGGCTTCATCGTCGAATATGAACGTTGGTGTCAAACCTACTGGGTTCATATGCCAGACCATGCCGAAGATTTAGCAATAGATATTGGACACGACCTTCAATACGAGCATGGATGCTACAGCATCGGAGAAGTAGCGTCTAGGATCGAGGACATGGAAGAGTTCATGAAAGAATACTTCGAAGAGGATTGATAACAGCCCGCGGGTCACGAAACACGGCCCGCGGGTTTCTTTTTTAACGCCGG